CTTGGTGACGGCTCCGGCGTAGGTGTCGGAGACGGCTCAATGCTTGGCTCAGGAGATGGTGACGGTTCAGTCGTTGGTTCTGGTGAAGGCTCCACACTTGGCGAAGGCTCAGGTGCAGGGAACGCGCTGGTAGTCAGCCACTCGGTCGGTACTACGCCGTAGTTGGTCGGCGATCCGTACCAGAGAATCGCGCACGCACCGCCACCCCACTCGTACATCCACGCATCCAGCGGATACGACACGCCAGCCGTTAGATCAATGAAGCCTTCATTCGGTCCGCTCCACCATCCGCCGCAGCCCTTCATCACCCAGTTATCGTTTACGAGCTGGCCGTTGATCGTCATTCGCCAGCCATCATCAACGAGTGCTAGGAACTCATAGGCTCCGCTCTCTGGCACGGTCAACCAGCCGCTGTAATGCACCAAGAAGAAGTCCGCGTCGCAGCCCTCAGCGGCAGGACCACCGCCCCAGTCGGCGTTGATCTGTGGCACGACAGCATCAAAGCACGGCTCGCCGGTAGGCGGCTCTACCCAGGGTTGGTAGTTCGGATCTTGGAAGCCGTTGTAGACGGTCATCCGCACGCCCTGCTGCGGCAGATCCTCAGCGCGCACGATAGGCAGGAAGACGAGCGTGCTGAAGACGATCCCTAGCAGTGGGAACGCGAGCCGCTTCACTTAGAGAGCAGCGATGCGAGTAGCGGCACAAGTACGCTGAACAACAGCGCAGCGATGACCACTAATCCTCCTTTGACCTTGTCCACATCGGAGCGCACCTCATCCAGCTTGGCGGAGTGCGAGTCCAGGCGCTCGATCAGTTGGTCAATCTGGCGTGGGGTCATAGTTTTTGGTACACCGTGTTGCAGCCACCGCACTCGGCATCATCGCCAGAGACTGGGAAGTCAACGCCGTTCAGCTCGCAGCCGGTGGTGGAGCAGGTCATCGTCCAAAGGTCAGGTGCAGTTTCAGTAGTCATAGTTCTCCTACGCGCTTGTGTTGCCAAGATAGACGACCGAACAGGCCGAGCGGCGCGAGCCACCGATTGTCTTGGATGCAGCGGACGCTGACGCTCGGAACACGAGCGAATCTGCCGCCGTCATATAGGCAATGGTTGAGATTGCGAAGGTGTCGGTCGTGGTATTCGCACCAGCCTGCGTTTCACTTTCAGCGATGACGGTTCCGTTGACCAGCGCGTAGAGCCTGAACGCGAAGCCTGTTCCAAGGCCAGTGCCGCTGATCAAGTGGCAGGTAATGCTGTACCAGCCAGTCAAGGGGATTGAGATGGTTGAGCCGCTTGACCAGTATGAGTAGAGCGTTGTGTTCTTGACTGCGCTTGACCAGGTGATTGCAGTTGCCGATGCGTCCACGGAAGTGTTGACCGTGAGGTTCGTGGTGCGTTGCAGTGTGATTCCGTGTTTTAGGTCAGTGGTCACTCCGGCGCCGATGAGCGTGCCAGATACGGTGAGGTTTCCAGAAACTTGAGCGGCACCGGCAAAGATTGCCGTTCCAGAAGAGGGATAGCTGAAAGATGGTGAGCCATTAGATTGCGTAATAGTGAATGACCGGTATGTAGCAGGGTCAATTGATTCAGCCGCAATAAGAATTTGACTACCAACATTCAATCGAACTTCAGAGATGTCAATTGTTTCTGTTGCTGTTGTATCAGCAGTAGTGATTCTGACTCTTATTGTAATCAATACAAACGCGGCATTTGACGGTGCTGAGTTGCTCAAATTGCCTGGAATGCTGTCACGGATCTGTCCAACTGAAGTCCGTGTTCCAGCCGTAACCTCTGATCCAATCAGTGTTAGATCAGAGGTATAAAAAGCATATTTGAGACCGACCTGCATCTTTGCACCAGACGCAGCGGACACATACAGTTCTGGTACAACAACAAACGCTCTATCTCTACTTGATGGAACAGGAACATATCGAGTCAGCTGCGCTTCCTGAAGAACAACCGTTCCGCTGACTGCCGTAAAGCGAAGAGCATTAGCAGAGGCGGATGCGCTATCTGTAACGATTGCCGCAGTGATCTTGCCGCCGCTGCTGGTATCCGTGAATGTCCAGTACGGCAGTGGGTTCTCTGCCGTGATCGTGTCTCCAGCTGCGTCTGGCGGAATAGCAAAGTCGCCGTTCGCCACGCCTGCCTGAATCTCACGCAGCGCAGCAGGACCAAAGAGCAGCGCCGTCTCGCCGTCGCTCGATGTGCTGACCAGCGGTGCGCCCTTGTCGGCGTTGACTCCGCCCTCAAACGCTCCGAAACCTTCTAGGTTTGTGCCGTACTTACCCATCTCTACTCTCCTGCAATGAGGCCGCGCAGCCCCTTGAGATACTGCCTGCGGAAGTCCGCCTGGATCTGATACTGCACCTGATAGGTGCCGCCACCCTGTGCAAAGGTCATCGTGATGGTGGGGATGTACAAGATAGCCGACGAGAGATCGAGCGCTGGCGCGGTCAGCTTCACATACTGCCCTGGGAGCCACGCCTTGACGAGCGTGTACGGCGTTGCAGCTGCGACTGGATAGCCTTGGCTGTAGCCGTACTCCCAATCTGGCGAAGCGGTCTGTGCAAGATCAGCGCCTGCAACCGTGAACGAGACGCTGCGTACCGGCTTGCCGCGCGTCACCATCGTCGCTCGTGCCAGAGAGCCAATCGCAACACCGCGATCCGCCTTGGCGACAATCTTTGGTGCGCTGAACACTTCGTGCGGCAGTGGTCCGCTGCGGCTTGCCAGTCCAGCGCCGTTGCGGCTGTAGGTGCCTGTGTAGGTGCGGAAGTATGGGTCGTTGGTCGGTGCGGTCGGCCAGGTCTGGTTATTGTCATAGCGCGCATACGCTGAGTCAGCCTGCACAAAGATGCCCTTCACGATGTCGCCGTGGTCAAGGTTGACCGACAGGTCGCGCGCGAGCAGGCGCGTCGGCGTGGTGGTGCTGCCAGTCTGGACGCTAGCAGGGTCGGTGACGATCTCTGCCGGAGCGGTGGCGTAGGTCGGAGCTGCGGTCTTGGGTCCATAGTTGAGTCGCCCATCGCCATCAATCCAGTAGCGGTACTGCACATCCGCAATACCGCCTGACGCCTCTGCGACTTGATCGAGCGCGCTCTGGAGGGTGGTCGCCTTGAAGGTCTGCTTGCCGATGGTCTGTGCGGAGCCTGTGTAGATGGCGCGCGTAGAGCCGCTGATCACGGCAGTGTTCAGGATCTCGCGCGTGGTGGCGTCGTTGACCAGCGTATGAACGCGAGCGAGCAAGCCATTGATGATGTCGCGGTCAGTGCTCGTTGAACTGCCGAGCGTGAAGGAGTCCACGAATGAGGTGGCGCGAATGCCTGTCGTGCCGTTGCGAATGATGGTCTTGCCGAGCCAGCCGTCTGCATCCTCACAGGTCACGGTCGCACGCGAGCCAAGGCCGTTCTCCAGCATTCGAGCCTCAATGCCGGTGATGTAGCCAAGGAAGAGCGGCGTGGAGGCGTTGTATCGGCTGTCAAAGAACTGCACGCGCGCATTGTCGTAAACCGCGCCAGAGCGCCACCACGGTCCTGCGACTGGGGTCTTGGTCTCAATGACATCGAACTGCATTGAGCCACCGTTGCCATCGCCTGAGAGCGTGAGCGTCAGGCTGCCAAGATCAACATACGGCGTAGTCGTAGCGCTCGGAGCTGGAAGGTCAAGCAGGTTCGCGCCGCTATCTACTCCAGCAATGATTAGGCTGAATGGGTTTGCCACTTAGCGGCCGCGCTTGAAGGTGCCTGTGCGGTTGATCGAGTCGGTCACGACCGTGTCCACCTTGCCTGTGCCGATAAAGATGTTGTTGGTGGTGGCTCCGCCTCCCATCGGTGGAACAAAGGTTCCAGAGGCGACTGCGTTGGCAAGGTACGGTGAGTATCCGGCAGAGGTCGTACCTGCTGCACCTAGGTTGCCCTGAGCGGCGAAGAGCGTCCTGAGTCCGAAGACAATCGCGTCGACCGTGATCTTCAGTGCCTCTAGGAAGATCTTGAGCGGCGTGAGCGCGACGATCAGCAGGTTGATGTCGCCTTCCTCGAACACCGCGAACAACTCGCCGAACGACCGCACGAGAGGTCCAACATAGTTGGTGATCAGGTCATCCAGGACTGGACCAACCGTGCGGACGATTGCCTCGAATGCTGGCAGAGCCTCTTTGGCAAGGAAGTCCATCACCTTGTTGACTGTTGGTAGCAGCCGATAGCCAAGCTCCTCTAGTGTCTCGTTGAATCGCACCTGTGATCGAGCAAACTTTCCGCTCGTTGAGTTAGCGATCTCGGCTGCCGTGCCGCCGTACTTGGCTGTTGCTGCCGTGAGGATCTCTTCGATGTTTGCATTCTTTGAGACCTGGATGCCGAGCGCCTTGAGGCCCTTCATCTGACCCTGAGTTGCCTTGCCGATGATGGTCATAACTTCTGCAAGGTCGGTGCCTGTGACGGCCGCAATATCTGCGGCGACAGCATTTGCCTTGAGCAACATATTGCGGCTCTCGAAGAACCGTGACCCCACCTCAATGCCAGCGCGAACCTGATCATCAGTGATGCCCAGCGCACCCATAGCGATGATCTGCTTGTCAATCTGCTTCGTCAGACCTTCTGTTAGCAGTCCACGCTGTTTGAGTACTGCGTTGAGCAGGATTGTCTGGCGCTCATCATCCGCCGCTGACTTGACTGCTGTAAAGGCAAGACCTGCGAGTGCAGCACCGGCAACAGCAGCGCCAGCTGCGATGCCCTTGAACGCGCTGAAGCCGACGCGGCGCAGCTTGCCCATCGAGGTGCCGATCTTGCCAAGCGGACCTGATGCGGAGTCCTTCGCCTTGACTACGAAGTTAGCGGTCTGGTTTGCAGCCATCAGCGTTGATTACCCCTTCTGAACTTCAGGATGGTGTTGCGGAATGGCTGATCGTTGAAAAACGCAGCCACCGTCTTACTGTATGACTCTACTGCTCGATTGATGTTTGATTGCTTCTTGACCACTTCATCAACAAACGGTCGTGGCTTCACGCCTTTCACGACGAAGGTGCCGTTCGCTGTGGTGCGTCGTTGCCCCTGCCCACCGACCACTAGGTAGCCGTAGAACACACCTTTGCGGCCGCCCTTGATGCCGACCACTGCGGCAGGGTTGTTGAATCGCGCCTTGCGTGCCAGCACCTTCTTGCGGAGGTTGCCGGTTGCTCCACGCGGAGCCTTGTCGCGCATTGGCTTCTGCAAGGTGCGCGCGGCGTTCAGGGTGGCGAACGATGCCAGGCGCTTGAACGCCGATGGGTTAGAGCCTTTGAGAAAGCCGAGTCGCAGCTGATCAAAGTTCCGATCAAACTGACCGTCTACGACAATCGCGGCTGGCATTACTTCCCTTTCGGCTGCATCTCTGCGTGGATCATCCACGCGAGCAACACCTGATCTAGCGGCAGGCTCGCTACCTCATCTGGCCACATCCCAAACTTTTCGCCTAAGAGGTGGAAGATGATCTCTGGCGGAGGCGCGATAGATTGTCCAATCGCCATCCGCCTGGCGGCGAGCCTTACTTGGGGTCCGGCTGGTTCGCCTTACCCCACGCCTCAAGCGTCTGCGACAGTGCGTCTACTGGTGCGTCCAACACATCCGCACAAGGCTTGCCATCAAGCCCCTTGAAGTTGTGCGTGACTACTAGCTTGGCAAACGCCGAGAGCGCTCGTGACGGTTCGCCTGACTCTAAGTCGAGCAGGATGCGCGCCGAGACTTGCTTTCGCAGCTCGGCTGTCCATCCGGCGTACTCGCCCTCCAAGGCGATCTTGACCGTGTCCATATTGACCCTCCTACTAGCGCACTAGGCGCTGTGCTTTACGGCGCTGTTGCCAGCGGCGAATCCACGATGATCTCAAGCGACTTGCCTGAGGTCACATCGTATGCCAGGCGGCAGGTCACTTCATTGACCACTACGCCATCCTGATCAGCCGAGAGTGGCACGACATTCTCGATCTCCCACGAGCCAAGAATCCACACGCCGTAGTTATCGGTGGTGGTGCCGTAGAGGCGCAGGTACTTCTGCGTGGCAATGTCGGTGATTGGGAAGCTCGTGCCTGCGGCTGCGTTGCTCGCCACCGTGAAGGTGAGCGTCGCATCAAGCACGCCGGTCAGCGCTGCCGTCGCGGCCGTCAGGCTGCCGTCAAGTGCCGTGACCATCCCAACGCCTGTCGTGATTGATAGGTTGAAGTTGAAGATGGAGGCGTAGTCGGTCGCCCCTGTGCCGCTCTTGTCAGGGAAGTTGGTGTCGGTGCTGAGCTTCATCAAGCGTCCAGCCAAGAATGGGTTGGCAGGGATCGCCGTAGGGAAGGCAAGCGCTGAAGTCGCAGCCGTCGTTGCAGCGAAGGTTGCGCCAGCCTGGAGCAGGCCGTTAGCGTCAGCGGACAGCGTGATCTCCGTAGGCGCTGCGTCGCGCACGAGATACTTCTGCACGCCGTCTTCCACGAGGAACGAGTAGAAGATGAGCGTGTCGACATCGCCCTGTGTGGGCGACCAAGTCCAGGTGTACGGCCCTGCGCCTGTGGTGCTTGCACCAATCGCATCAAAGATCAGCGGAAGCGTTCGCATTGAAGCAGGACCCTCGGCAATGGTCAGGATCGGAGCCTTGCCGGTGATCGTTGGTCGCGTCGCCTGAATGGCGGTGCGCTTGCCAACTGAGGTGGTCTCGCCAAGATCAACGGTCACGCCGAGATCGAGTGAGCCGATGGTCTCATTGAACAGGATCTCGCCAGTAGCGGTGCCGATTGAAGCTGCGGTTCCGAATGCGGCCTGCGACGCAGTAGCGATTCGCGTCAGAGCCT